CTTTGGTCATAAAACAAATAAGGATATGTTTCATTATATTAAGGACAATCTAAATTTTGACCAGTTAATCTGGGAATTTGGAGATGACATTAATCCTGCTTGGGTACACGTCTCTTATGTTAATGATAATGAAAACAGAAATAGATGTTTAAAAGCATATAAGAAAAAAGGAAAGACCGGTTATATGCAAATATAATATATGAGTAAATTAAAACTATTTAAAAAAAGTAGAGTCGAAAAAATGGCTAGACGAGTTATGCTAAACGGGTATAGACAAGTGGCCGGCAAAAAACCAAAAAAAATCAAATGGGTAAAGAAAAGAAAAAACTAAAAGATACTGCTGTAGGTCGGTTTTTAGCACAAGCAGGATCTGGAATTATTAATAACCTAGGGGATGTTCTTCCTGATAAAGGCGTAATGGGATTGGTGAAAAACCTTATAAAAAAAGACCCTGAGCTTCCGCCAGAGGATAAGGAAAAAGCATTAGCTCTACTCCATCAAGATACTATCGAAATGCAAGAGGTTTCTAAACGTTGGAGTAGCGACATGAAATCAGACTCATGGCTCTCGAAAAACACAAGGCCGATGGCTCTTGTATTTTTAACTATATCTATGGTGCTATTAATTTTTATTGATTCAACAGGGATAGATTTTGAAGTAGACGGAGGATGGATAGATTTGCTGAAAAGCTTGCTTATTACCGTCTATGTAGCATACTTCGGTTCGAGGGGAGCGGAGAAGTTCAAAACTATCCAGAAAAACAATGGCTAGAAGATATGTTACTTTTGTCTATTTAGAAAAACCTAGAAAAAGACGACGTGGGGTTCACGCTAAAACCAAGTCCTCAAAATGTAAGTCTTCACAGAACTACCTGAAAAGATATCGCGGTCAAGGGCGATAAATAATTTATATCTTTGTAGTCAAATATAATTTAATCCAATGGATATAAGAAAGATTTCTATAGGGCCAGATTATAAGTCTAGCTCAATGCACTATATAGTAGGGCAAGAGGTATTAGGAGGGAGTTATGTTATCCATTTAATCCAGTTTATAGAAAGCTCACGCAGCTTTAAGATATGGATAAAACAAGAGGGAGCAATTCTTTTATGGAAAGAGTTTAATTCTCAGATGCCAGTGTCAATAGAATATAATATTAATTTTTAATGAAGTCGCCTTTTTATTTTATAGCAAAACCTTTAAACGATAAGCGTTATACTAATACTAAAAACATAGAAGGGATGGAGATAGTAACTAGCACTTCTGAGGAAAACCATATGGCCTCTAACAGACAGGGAGTGGTGGTATCAACTCCTATCGGATACAAAGGGGAGATAAAAAAAGGAGATATACTTTTAGTTCATCACAATGTGTTTAAGTATTATAATGACATGAAGGGTAGGCAAAAAAGCGGTAAGAGTTTTTTTAAAGACAATTTGTTTTTTATAGAGCAAGACCAGTTTTTTATGTACAAGCAAGATGGTATGTGGCATTGCCATGACAGGTATTGTTTTGTGCAACCCGTCCCCAAAGAAGATTCTTTTATATCAAAACTAGGAACAGAAGAGCCTTTAATAGGGATTATGAAATATTCAAATGATTACCTATCTTCCCAAGGTGTAAACCCTGGAGACAGAGTTTGTTTTAAACCAGAGAGCGAATATGAATTTCTGGTGGATAATGAAAAGCTATATAGAATGTATGACCACCAAATAACACTAAAACTATGAAATCTGACGAATTAAAAAAAAGCATTATAGAGGCAGGGCGTAGAGCCGTAGAGCAATTAATTAAAGTTGCTAAAGAAGATATTATTAAACCAGACCCTGAAGATGAGCTTGCGGCTGATAGATTAAAAAATGCAGCAGCTACCAAAAAGCTAGCGATATTCGATGCGTTTGATATATTAAATAAAATAGATGCCGAAGAAGAAGTGTTAGAGACAGGAAGTACAGTAGATAAAACAACCACAACCCAAGGATTTGCAGAAAGACGTTCAAAATAATTTATATCACGTAATAAAAGATTATGTGCCTAAAGCTGTTCTAACTAAAAAGAACAGGGGAAGAACGTGGCTGTATGGGTATAATGAAAAATATGATTTTATTGTTATATCTAAAAGCGGTCAAGTAGGAGATATAATAAATATAAATGGCTTAGCTATTGGGCTGCCTATACAGCCAAAAGAAATATTTAAACGTTCTGATAAAAAAGAAAAACAGTATTGGGAACGACATGAACTTCCAAGAGAGCTATCCAGAATCAATTCTATTTTTCAATGGAATGAATATCCTCCACAATTTAAAAACAAATGGGTAGATTATATAGAGGCTGAGTTTGATAAAAGAGAATTAGGCCACTGGTTTTATAATAATGGAAAGCCTACGTATATAACAGGGTCTCACTATGTATACTTACAATGGACGAGTATAGATGTAGGGTATCCCGACTTTAGAGAGGCTAATAGAATATTTTTCCTTTATTGGGAGGCGTGTAAAGCAGACAAAAGATGTTTTGGTTTAGATTATTTAAAAATTAGACGTTCTGGATTTTCTTTTATGGGATCTTCCGAATGTGTTAACATAGGAACATTGGTTAGGGATTCAAGGGTAGGTATACTATCTAAAACTGGAGCGGATGCAAAAAAAATGTTTACCGACAAGGTTGTTCCTATAGCTAATAGATTACCTTTCTTTTTTAAACCTATTCAAGATGGTATGGATAAACCTAAAACTGAACTAGCGTTTAGAGTTCCCGCAGCCAAGATTACTAAAAAGAATATGTATACAGTGTTAGATGAAGAGCTAACAGGATTAGACACAACTATTGACTGGAAAAATACAGACGATAACTCATATGATGGGGAGAAATTATTACTCCTTGTACATGATGAATCAGGAAAGTGGATAAAGCCAAACAACATACAGAACAACTGGGGGGTTACTAAGACTTGTTTACGATTAGGAAGTAAGATAATAGGAAAGTGTATGATGGGCTCTACCTCTAATGCGCTAAGTAAAGGTGGTGACAATTTTAAAAAATTATTTGAAGATTCTAATGTAGACAATAGAAACGCAAACGGTCAAACCAAAAGCGGATTGTATTCTCTTTTTATTCCTATGGAATGGAACATGGAACGGCTTATAGATAAGTTTGGAATGCCTGTATTTTATAAGCCTACGAAACCAGTTTTAGGCGTAGATGATGAGTGGATAACAATAGGGGCTATTGATTACTGGCAAGCAGAGGTAGATTCATTAAAAAAAGACGACGCTTGGTTCAATGAATTTTACAGACAGTTTCCCAGAACAGAATCCCACGCTTTTAGAGATGAAAGTAAATCTTCTTTGTTTAATCTAACTAAAATATATCAACAAATAGATTATAATGACTCTTTAATAATGGAACATCATATTACAAGAGGGAGGTTTTATTGGAAAGACGGAGTAAAAGACTCAGAGGTAATATGGACTCCTGATACAAGGGGAAGGTTTAAAGTTTCATGGACACCTAATCGTGCTCTTAATAATAAAAAGATACAGAAGCATGGGATATATTTTCCAGTAAACGAACATATAGGAGCTTTCGGGTGTGACTATTATGATATATCAGGAACAGTAGGCGGTGGAGGCTCTAATGGGGCATTGCACGGGCTGACTAAATTCAATATGGATGAAGCTCCAAGTAATGAGTTTTTTTTAGAATATGTAGCTAGACCTCAAACAGCAGAGATATTTTTTGAAGAAGTATTAATGGCGTGCGTATTTTATGGTATGCCTATACTTGTAGAAAATAACAAACCTAGATTGTTATATCATTTTAAAAACAGAGGGTATAGAGGGTTTTGTATGAACAGGCCAGATAAATATTATAACAAACTCTCAAAGACAGAAAAAGAATTGGGAGGCATTCCAAATACCTCTGAAGATATTAAGCAATCTCATGCAGCGGCTATAGAATCATATATAGAAAAGCACGTTGGCTTAGATTTAGAAGCAACTTATAGGCCTCTGGACGAGATGGGCTCAATGTATTTTACAAAAACTTTAGATGACTGGGCAAGGTTTGATATTAGTAACAGAACTAAGTTTGACGCTAGTATTAGCTCAGGTTTAGCTATCATGGCTAATCAAAAAAATGTTTATCTTCCAAAGAAAAAAGAGTCAAAAATAAGTCTTAACTTTGCAACATATAATAACAAAGGAATTTTAAGTGAATTAATGAGATGAAAGAAGTTACAATAAATATTTCATCTGTAGGTTTTCCTAGTCAATTTGTGTCAGACGCAGAAAAGGAGACTTACGAGTTTGGATTACAAATTGGACAAGCAATACAATACGAATGGTTTAGAAAAGACTCTAATGGCTGTAGGTATTATAGTCAGTGGAGAGATTTTAACAGACTACGCCTTTATGCCAGAGGAGAACAGTCGATTGCTAAGTATAAAAATGAGTTAGCAGTTGATGGTGATTTATCCTATCTTAATCTAGACTGGACACCAGTTCCAATAATCCCAAAATTTGTAGACATAGTAGTTAACGGAATGTCAGACAGGCTTTTCAAAGTCAGCGCTTATGCGCAGGACGCCCTGTCTCAAGCTAAAAGAAGTAAATATCAAGATATGATTGAGGGGCAGATGGCCGCTAAAGATGTTTTAAGTATTATTCAAGAAGAAACAGGGTTTGACCCTTTTGTAATGAATCCTGATGATTTACCTGCGAGTGATGAAGAGTTAAGTTTGTATATGAACTTAAATTATAAACCAGCGATTGAGATAGCCGAGGAAGAGGCTATAGACACAATGTTTGCGGAGAATCATTATATTGATATTCGTAAGCGGCTAGATTACGATATGATGGTAACAGGAATGGCGGTAGCCAAACATGAGTTTTTGCCTGGCGCAGGAGTAGATGTTTCGTATGTAGACCCTGCTAACGTTGTTTATAGTTATACTGAAGACCCTCATTTTAAAGACTGTTTTTATTGGGGAGAAATCAAAACAGTTCCTATAGCAGAATTACTTAAAATAGACCCCACCCTTACAAAAGAAGATTTAGATAAAATATCCAAATACAGCCAAACATGGTTTAACTATTTTAATGTTGCTCAATTTTATGAGAATGACATCTTTTATAGAGACACTTGTACATTAATGTATTTTAATTATAAGACCACAAAAAAAATAGTTTATAAGAAAAAGATTTTAGATAATGGGAATATGAGGATGATAGAAAAGGACGATGGCTTCAATCCGCCAGATGAGATGATGGAAGAGGGAAATTTTGAAAAAATAGAAAAAACAATTGATGTTTGGTATGATGGCGTTATGGTAATGGGAACAAACATAGTGCTGAAATGGGAGCTTGCTAAAAATATGGTAAGACCGAAATCTTCATCTCAACACGCTATTCCAAACTACGTAGCTGTTGCTCCAAGAATGTATAAAGGAGTAATAGAATCTTTAGTAAGAAGGATGATTCCTTATGCAGATTTAATTCAGATGACTCATTTAAAATTACAACAAGTAATTGCCAGAACAGTTCCTGATGGAGTGTATATAGATGCAGATGGTTTAAACGAAGTTGACTTAGGCACAGGGGCAGCTTACAACCCACAAGATGCGCTAAGATTATACTACCAGACCGAGAGTGTAATTGGTAGAAGTTATACTCAGGAGGGGGATTACAACCAAG